TTCTGAAGATTTGCGGGGTAACATTACTACCCCCTATGGTACCATGTCACTGCGTGGTTTTCTAAACACGCGGGTATGGTCCGGCGGGGATGGTACTCCTAAGTATCCGCCTTCTGGCGCCCAGTACTCTGTGCCTGGGCGCCCTGATATCCCAGTGATGCATAACTACTCGGGATATCGGTCGTATAGGTTTGACAACTATGCGACTGTGAAACGTTACTACCCTGACGGGACTTTTGCTTATGGGGAGAATCTTCCCCGTAGTCTCGACAGCCATGTCGCCGCTTCTTCTTGGGGCGACACAGATCAAATGGTTTTGCTATCCCGCCTTTCGGGGGCTATCAAGCAACACGACTGGAACATCGGCGTATTTGTCGGTGAGCTAGGCGAAACCGTTGACCTGGTAATGGACACGTTTCGAACCGTCGTAAACGCCGGTCGCCTCGTTAAACGAGGTAACTTGCGTGGCGCGGCTCGAGTGTTGGGAGTTGATCCCCCTCGAGAACGGAAAAGTGACTCGTTCCGGGATAAGTGGCTCGCCCTCCGATATGGGTGGCGGCCGATGATGCGGGACATTTGGGAGCTCTCTAAGGCCATCGAGAAAATTGATAAGCCTCGGGTAGTTCCTATTTCTGCATCGTTTTGGAAAGGTATCGACTGTGCTCCTGCGTTAACCTCCGATGATGGTGCCCGTGTTTTATTTCCCGTTTCTGGGAAGGGCAAACATCAAAAGAGAATTATCGCTTATATTCACGAGGAGCCGTTTAGCCTTGACGCTTATCTGGGTCTAGCCGATCCGCTATCTATTGCATGGGAATTATTTCCTCTGTCGTTTGTAGTGGACTGGTTCTTACCTATTGGTCAATATATTGACGTCCGTTCCGTGCTTGCGCGGACCCAGGCTGTTTATTGTACTACCGAGTTCCATTGGTGGAATTACCGGGTTTATCCTGGTACTGCTACCGATCGGAAGGCTGGTGGTTACTTTGACGTCTGGGATATGACGTTAGGCGGTACGTCCTTTTATTCTGTTGGGAGAGTTATCTCGACAGTGTTAGACGTGCCATCCCCTTCGATGAAAGATCCCGGCTTATCTCTTACGAGATGGCTGGACCTTACCGCACTCGCCTCCTCTGTTTTTGGTGGCGGTGGCAGGAGAAACCCTCATGGCTGATCAAGCCGATATCGTCGTTTATGACGGACTTACTGGTGGTACACCAGCCCTACACACGTTTAAACCCATATCATCGGGTCGCGACGGTAAAGGCGAAAGTATCGCTCTCTGGAGGGAGCAAAATGCTTCTCTCCCGAACTATGCGCAGGGTAGGATTACCCAGAAGGAGCAATTGCTCCCGAAATCGCGCGTTCATCGCGTTTCATGCCGGATTGAAATCCCGGTCATGGAGGCGGCTGGTGCTGCGGGTACAGACTTGGGCTACGTTGCTGCGCCTAAGGTTGCTTATACGAATACGATCGAGATTGTCGGTCTATTCCATGAGCGATCTACGGCTAACGAACGTCAGCTTATTCGACTGATTGCTTCTAATCTGTTGAATGGTAAAGAAAGTACGACTGCGGTCGTTAATACGGGTTCGGTACCGATCCTTGTGGATCAGTTGGTCGTTGCCGATTAAGAAACTTCCCGAAATTATCCTTCTTGTAGGAGGTCTCAAATGCACAATCGTGTCGAGTGGGATGAACCGTATGACGGACGTGAAACCATCCGCATCCTCTCGGATGTGGCTTCATTGCACGCTGCATATGCAGGTTCTATTTCCGAAACCCTTCTCTCGCATATTATCGCGGGTGATTGGGCGAAAGTTAGTGTAATGGAGGTCCCAGCAGAGGCTTATGCTTCTCCCGAGACTTACTACCATTGCCGACAGATGATAGCTTTATTCTCTAAGCTTCCATTTATCGACGTGGGCGTAGATCGAAGGAAAGCCGCTGTTAGGGGCTTTTTCCAATCTGAGGTGACTTGTCTTCGGACAAATCTGTTCCTTGCCGATGTAGCTAAGGGGGTTATATTCTTGCAACCCCATCATGAATGCGCACTTTCGCGCATTCGTGACTTAGTATGTCGGACTTTAGGTAGGTGTCCAACATTAGAGCAGTTGGGCGTTCGCTTTGGACCTGGTGCCACAACGTCGGTGAAACGTGCTGACGCTTCGTTTTTAGCGAAGTTAAGTGAAACACCGCATTGCAGTGCAAACCTCCTCCCCATTGTGTCGGCTTTGTTGGCAGAAGTGCCGGCCTACACGTGGTGCCACGCAGAAGTTCAGCGTGGGGTGAAACTCTCTGATGAGAGTTACGAGGATGTGACCAAGGTTTCTGTCACAGTCTGTGATGGGCGCCTTGCGTTTGTACCCAAGAACGCGAAAACCGATAGAGGGATTGTCATCGAACCTAACTGCAATATGCTTTTGCAGCTGGGCATTGGTGATGCCATCGCACGTCGGTTGCGCCGCGTAGGGATCGATATACGGGACCAGAGCGCAAATCAACGCGCCGCTTGTACTGGCTCTGTTAATGGGGCTTTAGCAACCCTTGATCTCTCGTCAGCTTCTGACTCGATTTCTTATGAGTTAGTTAAAGCGCTTTGCCCGGACGACTGGTTCGGCCTGCTCGCAATGAGCCGGTCGGAGGCCGTGGTTTATGAGGACAGAAGTATCCGTCTCCATAAATTTTCATCTATGGGCAATGGCTTCACGTTCCCTCTTGAGACCCTGATCTTTTGGGCTATCAGTAAGGTGGCGTGTGAGCTTGATGATTGTGACAGTAGCGAGGTCTTGGTTTATGGTGACGATATAATCGTCCCGACGGCCGGGGTCTCGCGAACTATCGAGCTTTTAGAGCTCTTTGGCTTCTCCGTTAATTTGGAGAAGTCGTTCACGACAGGAGCGTTCCGCGAAAGTTGCGGGGCTGATTTCTTGGCCGGTAGGAATGTGCGTCCTTTCTTTCAGAAAGACCTTCTTAGCTGTAGGGGGCTCTACCTTCTTCATAATTACTATGTAAGAAGAGGGTATCCTTTTATAGCTGAGTATATTTTGTCGAACATTCCCGTCTCTGCCCGAATTTTTGGGCCAGACGGTTACGGCGATGGCCATCTTGTTTCTGATGACCACCCTCGTAAGTTCCACAAGAGGTCTGATGGTTGGGGAGGGTATCTCTTTGGCAGTTATGTCATGGTTTCGAGACGTGGTTACGTCCCTGGGCCTGGTATTGCTGCCTTGCCTGCGTATGTCGCTTATGCGGCGCACGGGGCATCCTTCACGCCTCACCGAACTGGTGAAAATGATGGCGTGTCTTACCCGGATCTTGTTTTGCCGGGTTCGAAGGGGTACAAGCGCATTTTTATCTATGCATTAAATAGCTAGATTTAGCTATTGCGCTG